CCTTGCCATCCCCCTTGCTAGTCAAAGCATCAACGAGCTTCGTGATAGTCTCAATTTGAGTATTGATTCTCACTTGCTGTTGTCCCACGGCAATCAAAGTGCCACCACTGGCCAGCAGAATAGCCGCTGTTACTGTGCTCGTTAAAGAGCCCAGCCATTCCTGCCAAGGTTTGTCGCTTGGTTCTGCCATTGCTTCATTTCCATTCCTCCATTTTATAGGAAAGTTGCTTTTCAACTTTGCTTTAGGCTATGGGCAGTGGCGAGGATTGCATGGAAGTGGCCTACCATCCTGACGATCTGCTCAATAACTTAATTGAACTTCGCCCTGGTGATGCTCGCAAACGTTTTCGTAAGGCCATTTTCGATGACTACCCCCTGCGTGGTCCATTGGGTCATTGCTGTTGCGCTTATTGCGGCAAATGGAACGAAAAGCTAACACTGGATCACGTTATTCCCAAAAGCAAAGGCGGTCCGCACTATTCTCGCTACAACTTAGTGCCAGCCTGTAATCGTTGCAACGTGATTAAAGCCAGTGACGACCTATTGGAGTTCTGGCGACCTCAAGAATGGTGGTCAGAAGAACGCGAGGCAATTCTGTTTCGATGGGTGATGGTTAATTCATGGATGGCGGGAAGATTAGCGGAGGCAGACAGCCTGCCTCCAGCACAGCCACTAATTATTCCATTCCCTGATCTGTCATTTGATCAATCAAGCGGTTAAGGTACCATCGTGCTTTTTCTGCATCTTGCTTCGGTTTGCCTTTGTACCAAAGCCTTAGCAGGTACTTCAGCGCTTGGCCATGGAGGAAAGCCAAGTTTGGGAGAGGCGCAACTTTAATTGCATCTTCGATTGTGATGATGGCCTCTTGCGAACCTTGCTTGTAATGACTGGGATGATTGACAGGATCGTTCATGGGATCAGACATTGACGGCACCATTTTCCAGAAGGGCAAAAACGTGGGGGAACCGAGAAGATGCGGGGTGGGCAAGGGCTTTGGCATACTGGCGGATTTCGTATTGAGCGCCATCCTCTTGCCGCAAGGCAATGAAGTGCAAAAGAGCTTGCAATGAGCAGGTCCAGGTGAAGCTCGTGTAAAGGCACGCTGGCAAAATGGCACGAGCCTGTTCTTTCGCTACCCCCATTTCAATGAGACTAACGTAGCTTTCAACAGCAATACCAACGGCACGACTATAAATAGCACTAGCTTCACTTTGCTCTGCGATTTCACCATTGCTTGCTTGCTTATTGCTTGCAGATTGAGCACGAAACAATGAAGGATAGTAGTATTCATTATCTTTTGCCTGGCAATAGCGAAAGCTCTTTTCATTCCAGCCAAGTTGATCATCAACATAAGTGGAGGCAACAACATGCTTCCACCACTGGCGAGCAATGAATAGTGGCGCCTTAACGTGAAAGCGCAAAACACTCCCTCGCAATGGAGAGGTGTGGTTATTGGAAAGCAGAAAGCTCAAAAGCCCCTGCTCTTTCTCACCAAATTGTTGCGAATGACGACCATAACTTTGCTTGGCATCATTCACAATGGCCAGGTCGTCGCCCATGGCATCAAGCAATACAACTTTGCCAATACCGTCGTCCAGTGGAAACCGCTGATTTAGCCCTTCACTAGCCATAGAGGCCGAATGCGTTGCAATGGCACGATAGCACTAATCCGCCCTCCATTGTTCCATTTCACCTTGGCGCAACGCCTATTGCCTTGCTTCTCTAGCCCCTCCAGCGTGCCTTCAACGGCAGTGGCCATCCATCCTGCCACTGTCCACCGCACCATCACTACAGCCTCTCCTATCGTCCATCTGTAGCCCTTAGGGGAAGGGGGTAGGTAGTGGCGGCGGGCAATCCACCCGTCTGGTTTCGGTCTCCCCGCCTCCTCCACATGCTCAATTCTGTAGCAATAACGTGCTCTCCTGTCTAGCCTAGTCGTATAGACCAAGCGTTTCTCAATCATCATGGCCTTTACCCTTCCCGTGATGGCTAGTTACAATGGCCGCAAGTTTCTTATCACCATGGGTCCTTTTGATCACACTGCCGAGCGTGAGTTTTCGCTAATTGCAGCGAAGACTGCCGTTGACCACTGCACTGACCTAGAAGCCCTCAAGGGAAACACCAAAAACCTTGTTGATGCTTATGGCGCTTTGCAAACTGCCTTTCAAGGGCTGATGATCGAAAACATCAGGCTCCGGCAGACGGTTGACGCGCAGGCGTCAGATCTAGTGGCGGCAGATGCTCTACTCCAGGAATGTGCTTCCCGGTCCGACTCCGGATGGGGGCGGCGATTACTTCGTACCATCTTTGCTCCCTGACCATTTGTGGAGTAATCAAAAAGATCACCCAACCATCAGCAAAAGCTAAGTTGTACTTAATGGCATCACGTTCATAGCCCATGCCTTGCACATGGCGCCCGCCAGTGTAAATGCCGCCTTGAATTTCAATGCCAACTTTGCTTTCCTCGTGAGCAAAGTCCAGCCGATAGCGCCGACTGCGCTTGCTTTTCCTTAGCCTTTGCGCATAGTCATCCTCCCATGGTGGAAGTTCGTCAAACTCACTCAATAGAGGGATGTTCGGGAAGTTGTAAACCCAAGTGCCCCAAAACTTACGCTCTAGGGAACTGGCGTTTTTGTGAAGCGTGGGGGAGTTTTGACGGTGCACAAGCAGCAATTAACTGCCTGACAGTCTAAACAAAAAGAGGGCCAGTGGCCCTCCCTTGCTCAAACCGTGGCCAGCATTGGCACTGTTGCTGCATTTTGGTAAGCCCCTTCGTATGGCTTTTCCACTTCTCCGCAGTCGGCCAGTACAATCTGCGCAATGCCTTCATTGGCCCAAATCCGGGCAAACATTGGCGTTGGATTGACAATCGAAATCGTCAAGTGGCCGCACCATCCAGGTTCAATGGGCGTGATATTGGCAATAATGCCAAGACGGGCATAGGTGGACTTACCAAAACCAAACCCCATAACGTGATTGGGCATGGTGAATAGCTCCACTGATGCCCCCAAAGCCGAACAATGGGGAGGCAGCCAGAAAAAGCTCCCTTCATCAATCGTTTGCAGTTCTGCCGTGACTGGTTCAATCACATGACCGAGTTTGGGGCACAAGAACACTGGATGATCTTCTGGTGGCGTAAACACCAGGAATCGCTCAGGTGACAATGTAATGTCATAGCCTGCTTGGCTTAGGCCGAAAGAAACTGCTTTCCTTCCATTGTCATTCAAGCGGCACTTTTCGCCATGGTAAGGAAAGAAAACTTCCTTGTCGTCCTGCAGTACTTGCAGGGCTTTGTCGTTGTAGATCATGGTAGGAGAATCAGAGGGCCTGAACTTTGCGCTTGAAGTCGGACCATTCATTGTAGTGATAGTAATGGCTGCCCTTTCGACCTTCGTCGTCCGCAATGTAGTCTTTGATTTCCTGTAGAGACGAAAACCAACGAATACTATTTTCAAGTTCGTCAATCACTTCATCAACTTCGGCGTACGTGCTGCAAGACTGCAAAACATCACAGCCAGAGCACGATCCGTAGGTGAACGCCAAAAAACCAAAACCCTTGTCACAGTCTTGAAGAACTGCAACTGTATGGCCTTGGTAGCATCCAAGATCTTCTTGCACTAAAACTACGCCAAAACTTTGAATGATTGGATCGTAGTCACCTACATCGGGAAAGTTGCCGCGACGATCGAGAGGGTACAGAACTTGTGCTCGACTGATGGTTCCTGTCATTTCTGTCATGGTGAAGGAATAGGAGAAAGGAGGGCTGCTCCAATGCACAATGCAAGAAACAGCCCTCCAACTGCAAAACGGGCAGTCAGATCAAAAAGCGTCGCTTTCGTCATTCACCCACATGGAGGCATAGCCTTTGCCTTGAGTGCCATCACGATCACCCTTCACCTTGACGCTACCAGTGTGAGTGGGGGACTTGTCAGAGCGACGTTCACGTGCTTCCCAGCACGCAAAGTCAAGACTGTAATTACCACGCTCGTTCGGGCCTTTGGCTTTGAGCGCATTCAGCAGTTCGGGCGTCAGGTCGATTGCGCCACTATACGGAGGACGGGCCATTGTCAGATCAGTAGGAAAGTGCCTTTCGGCTTGCCAATCGTAGCTCAGCCCCTGTCCATTGTCAACGTGAAAGGCTTGCCGCCGGGGTAGTGGTCAGCAAAATACTGTACGGCACGTTGCCGTACAATACTGCCCAATGCCACTAGCTCCCCCCCATCGGCTTCAATGATCTGCCGCGATGGCTTACTGTCAGAGTCCTCTGGGTCATAAACGGCAATCACGCACAAGGCGCGATCAATTTCAATGTTATACATTTGCTCAATCGCTTGCGCATAGCCACCAAGTTGTTGGCGATAATCAGCAAGTTGGTAGTCTGGCTTTTCCTTGTAAGACGTTTTCCAATCAATCAACACGTACTGCCCGCCAATAATGGCAAGCTGATCAAACGTGCCAGTGTAGCCAAAGCCAGGATCAAAGCTATAAGCAAAAGCACTTTCGGCCAATACGCATTGATCAATGGTCAAGAGAAAGTCGCAAATAGCGTCAAAGTATGGGCGATACTTGGGGCTTAATTCAAGAGCAGTTTCAATGTCCTGCTCGTTGAAGAAGTCTTCAATAATTTTGTGCATCCAAGTGCCACGATCAGCGGCCATTCTGGTGCGACGATTTGCTTCCTCTGCTCCCACTCGCTTGCGCCAATTCATTAGCGCCATAATCTTGCCAACTGGAGCAGTGGCTGACAAGACTGTAGTGAGACTTGGTAATACCAGTCCTTCTGGGACCGAAGGTAGGCCAGGCGGCACAATGTAATGCCGCTTGCCATTGATGCTAATTCGATCTGGCGGGAAATGCTGAAAAGCCATCAGAAAGGAAGAAGGAGACTATAGCGACCGGCATCATACCGGCCACTCCATTGGCCATGGAATTGGTCCACTATTGTTGTTACAAATTGTCTTAGAACATTGGCGC